AAGAATTGGGAGCTCCACCATCGTTTAGTTCTCCATCTGAACCACCACCTGCAGAGGCTCCACCAGCTGGAGGAGAAGTTCCACCACCATCAGGTGAACCAGAATTAGCTCCCGAGTCTAAGAAAAAAGACATGAACATTTTAATTGAAAATAACTTAATTGAAGGGTCTAGAATGATTGATTTAGGTCAGGCACAAGATTCTTTAGGAGAAATTTCAAAAGAATTGGATAAGTTACTAAATTCATAGTATTTATTTGAAAATAAGCAAAATGACCTTCGGAACCATAAAATCCATAATTGAGAATAATCTACTAGAATCCTACAAGAACGAAAAGGAATTCAAGAAGACATTGAGAGAGTTCAAGCATAATGTATTGAACAATAAATCTATGTCAAAGGCATATACTTTATATGACCAATTGAGTACTCCTCAAGGGTTAAATAATGATGATGCTAAAGAATTTTTAGAAGAAGGTATATTATTGTTACAAAGAGTTTTGCCAAGTATAAAATTACCAAGAACAATATCTGAATCAGTTAAAAATGGTTATACTGATATTGATACGTTAGTTTATACTCAAAAAGTGAGTTTATCGGAAAGAATTAAATCTAAGAAAAATATTGTTAAAATTCTTACATCAAAGCCTCAAAACGTTAAAGAATCTATAAACATCCCTGTTAAATCAATGGTGAATATTGCAAATCAAACATTGAGAAATTATCTTGATACTTTAGATGAGAATTCTAAAAAAGAGTTTATTCAAATTGTTTCTGAAGATACTAAAATTCTTGAACAAAAATTTGAAGTTATCCGTGAAAAAGCAATTAATAAATTGGAGACTATTATGGAGAATGAAAACGAATTGGAAATTAAATCAAGAATCTCTGAAACTATTACTAAATTAAAAGACGAAAAATTTGACCAAATGAATTTCTTAAGATTGAAAAATCTTGAAGAATCAATTTAATTGTTATTTTTACTTTGAATATATTTTGCCTTTAAAATCTGTGCTCTTCTGACCACAGATTTTTTTGTATACTCTTTTCTCTCGTTTAATTTTTGATTTTGTTTAGTCTTTATTACCTTAGACTTTAATGTTTTTAGAGCTCTCTCTAAATTGTCCCCATTTTTAATGTTTATGATTATCATATATTATAAAATATCTTGTAGTTTGAGAAAATTTTTGACTATTGGTGATATATGACTTATTCTTTTACAGAACATAAACATATATAATCATGAAAATTAATGAAAAAAGGAAAAAGTGTAAAGTTAAATTTATACAATCCAATTAAATCCGTGTATGGTACTGTAGACTCAAAAAATTTAAAATCAGTATACATTAACATCCAATCATGGGTAACTCCAAAAAAAGAATACGATAACTGGAATCGAGTAGTTTCTAGTTTAGGTAGAGAAATAAAACATTCTGTTTTCGAATCAATTAATACTAAACTATTTCAAGAAAAAAGTATTGTTGATTTAGACCTTAGAACAAGTGGAATCTCACACGGGAAAAAATCATTTTTCAATTTAGAGATTAACTTATACACCAATTCTGAATTAGATTTTAAATCAATAGAAATTAAAGATTCAGTTAAATGTATAGTGAAATCAATCTTTAGAAATAACATTCAACCAAACAAATACTTTGAATTTTCAACTTCAAAAAAGACCGATGACCAATAAACTATTAATAACGGTATATTTATCATAAAAGATTAGATGAAAAATTTAAGAATATTAGAGGCAAGCGAATTTGGTCACGGTATTTTAGTCGAGGCTGACGCAGGTTTTGTATCACCTAAAGATGCTCGTAATGAAAAGGTTCTAAGAGAAGCCAAAGAAATGGATTTTAGAAACCCATTTGAGTTTTATGCTGTTTTACAAAAATACGATACACCAAATAGAAATGGTAGAACCTATCCTGAAAGAATTCTTAAAAGAGAAGCTGAGAATTATAAAAAGGCAATTGACAAAGGATTGTCAACTTCAGAACTTAACCACCCTGAATCTTCATTAATTGACTTAGATAGAGTGGCCCATTTAATTACAGAGATTTGGTGGGAAGGAAACATCTTAATGGGTAAGTTAAAATTATTAACATCTCCAGGATTCCACGAAAGAGGAATTGTATCAACTAAAGGTGACCAAGCAGCAAACTTAATGAGACAAGGTGTTACTATGGGGGTTTCTTCAAGAGGTGTAGGTTCACTTAAAAAAGTTGGAGAAAGAAATGAGGTTCAAGATGATTTTGAATTAATATGTTTTGACTTAGTTTCTTCGCCATCCACACCTGGGGCTTATTTATTTTCAAATCCTGAAGATAGAACAAGGTATGAAGAAAATTTAGATGAAGAAAAAAAACATAAACAAAGTAATGGATATGTTGAAAAATCAATTGACTTAATGAAGAAATTAAACGATTTTTTAGGAAAATAATAAAACATGGAAGAAAAATATTTTGTAGCAAAAATTCAGTACGATTTACCTGACGAGAATTCAGGAAAGATTAAAAAAATTAGAGAAGAAAAATTAGTTAAAGGTTACTCAGTAACAGACGTTGAGGCGAAAGTCACAAAGAAATATGAAGGGTTCACCCATGATTGGAGAATCACATCAGTTTCTGAAAGTAAAATCGATGAGGTTATTGAAAGTTAATTTATTAATTTAAAAAGTATAAAAGTGGTCTTATGACCACTTTTTTTATTTAGTGGATATTTATAAATAAAGAAATATGAATTTCCAAGTAACATTTGACGGAGCTTGGATTGGTTGCCAAGAAAATATTAAGACAAATAATATTCAATTTACAAATAAACTTTACGTAACGATGTATACAAAATGATTTTTTTTCATTTTGATACTATTTATTAGTTAAAATAACCAATTTTTTCATGCAAGAAAATAAAAATTTAGTACAAGAGGCACTCATTCAAATGAAAAACGTTGAAGAGGCTATTGCCGAAAATGCAAAGGGAATACTTGCTTCAACTATGAAGGAAGAAATCAATCAATTAGTAAAAGAATCTCTATCAGAACAAGACGATGAAGAAGAGGTTGACGTAGATGTAGACATGGATGACGACACAGAAGATGTGGACGTTGATATGGATGCTGATAATGCGGATGATATGGACATGGACTTAGATTTAGACATGGACATGGATTCTGAAGAAAGTCCAATAGATTTAACTGACGCTTCTGACGAAGAAATTCTTAAGGTGTTTAAGGCAATGGGTGAAGAAGACGGAATCATCGTTAAAAAAGATGGTGACGATATTCACTTAACTGACAGTAACGCTGACCAAGAATATCTTGTTAAGCTTGGTGAGTCTGAAGAAGACACAAATTATGATGACACTATGAATTTAGATGAAATCGATGAAATGGACGTTGACACAGAAGATGTGATTAACGCAATTTTTTCAAAAGACGGTGACGCTTCAGATATCGAAGTAGACCAAGACGAAGACGAAGTTATGTACGAAATCGAATTCGAAGAATCAGATGATGATGACATGATGGAAGAAGATGACGACGAAATGATGGAATCAGATGATGATGACATGATGGAAGAAGATGACGACGAAATGATGGAATCAGATGATGATGACATGATGGAATCAGATGATGATGACATGATGGAAGAAGATGACGACGAAGATTTGGACGAATCTTACAACCGAAGAAGAACTGTTAGAGAAGGAAAGTCTACAGTAAAACCTAAAGGTGTTGGAATTGGCTCAGGCCCTAAATTTACTTATAAGACAAAATCTGTAGGTGGATTTAAAGAGGACAAAAAAGAAGGTCCTAAATCAGTGGGTACTGGTAAAGCAAAATTCGAATACAAGAAAGGCGGAAATATGGAAGGAAAATCCAAAGTTGTAAAGGCAGAAACAAAAGAAGGTGATTACGGAATGAACAAGGGTGATAAATCTAAAACTTTTAAAGGTGATAAAGATTACACTACTAAAAAAGGTGACACATTAAAAACAAAGGCTTTCGAAAAGGAAGAAACTAAAGAAGCTGCTAGAACTTATGGAATGGGTTCCAAAGAAGGTAGAGGTCTAAGAAAAGGCATCACAAACAACAGAAACTATGTTTATGGTAAAGGTGGTGTTAAAGTAGAATCTACTCAAGAAGAAGTTAATATGTTGAGAGAAAAGAATGAAGAATATAGAAAAGCGTTAAATGTTTTCAGAGAAAAACTTAACGAAGTTGCTATCTTCAACTCAAACTTGGCATATGCTACAAGATTGTTCACTGAACATTCGACTACTAAAAAAGAGAAAATTAATATCTTAAGAAGATTTGACGATGTTGAAACTTTAAAAGAATCTAAAAATCTTTATCAGTCAATCAAAGGTGAATTATCCAAAGGTGAAACTAAATCAATGAATGAATCAGTTGAAACGAAATTAACTAAACAAGTTACTTCAGGTTCATCAACTACCTTAATTGAATCAAAAACTTATGAGAATCCTCAATTCATGAGAATGAAGGATTTGATGAGTAAGTTAGGGTAAAAAATAAAATAAATAAAACAAAAACAAATATTTTAAAATGGGAGCATTATTAGAATCAGGTCTTGTTGGTAACATCGGTCTTAAGCACCTTAAAGTTATCAAAGAAGATACAATCAACAAATGGGACAAATTAGGCTTTTTAGAAGGTCTTAAAGGTCACATGAGAGAAAACGTAGCTCAATTATACGAAAACCAAGCATCATTTTTAATTAATGAAGCATCATCTACTTCTGATACAGGAGCTTTTGAAACTGTGGTTTTCCCAATTGTTAGACGTGTATTCTCTAAATTATTAGCAAACGATATCGTTTCAGTACAAGCAATGAACTTACCAATTGGTAAATTATTCTACTTCGTACCTAACATTCAGGCGTACACTGACCCTGCAAACTTGGCAACAACAGGTCAACATTATGCACCTTATGGTTCACCGAACCAAGATGCAGGTCAAACACCAAACAGTGGTTATGACTATAACAACACTAAAGACCTTTACGATAGATTCTACGAAGGTAACGAACCAGCATTAGACCCACCAGGTTTATTTGACTATTCTAAAGGACAATATTCAGCAATCACTGCAAACGTAACAACAGTTTCATGGTTAGCTGACCAATTAGTTCCTTCAGCATATACTCTTTCTGATTATAGAAAAGTATTAATAGTTATGTCAGGTTTCGCATCTGATGGAGCTGGTAAATTAATCGGTCCAGACGGTCAACCAATGGATAATGAAGCTTTCTTATCTGATTTGACAATCTACGGAGCTGCTGGAAACGTTTATACTTCAGCAAATACTGCAAACCCTTATTTATTCAGAGTTGTAACTCAAAGATATGGTAAAGGTATTGTACAATACGGTAACAATAATTCTACGTTAGTATTCCCTAACAGTAAAACTGACGGTGGTCAATATGACAACGTATGTGATGCTCAAGGATATATCTATTTAGAAGTTGACTTACAAGTACCAGTTTGTATTACTTGTGGTGGTTCAATGGACGGTTACACAGGTTCTACATTTGCGTCTACAATCGAAACTAACTCTCAAGCATTCTCTGCAACTTATAGAATCTATAAGAACTTAGAATTTGAAGATAGAATTGGTGAGGTTTCATTTGACTTAATGTCAGTAACAGTTTCTGTAACTGAAAGAAAATTAAGAGCACAATGGTCTCCTGAAATGGCTCAAGACGTTGCGGCATTCCACAACATTGACGCTGAAGCTGAATTAACAGCATTATTATCTGAGCAAGTTGCAGCAGAAATCGACAGAGAAATCTTGAGAGATTTGAGAAAAGGTGCAGCTTGGAACTTAAGATGGGATTACAATGGTTGGAAGAGATTGGGTTCAAGTGCAGTTCCATACACTCAAAAAGATTGGAACCAAACTTTAATCACAGCAATCAACCAAATTTCAGCTCAAATCCACAAATCTACATTAAGAGGTGGAGCAAACTGGATTGTTGTTTCTTCTGAAATCAGTGCTATCTTTGATGACTTGGAATATTTCCACGTTTCAAACGCAGCTCCTGAGCAAGACCAATACAACATGGGTATTGAAAGAGTAGGCACATTAGCAGGTCGTTACCAAGTTTACAGAGACCCTTACTTCCCACCTAACCAAGTGTTAATGGGTCACAAAGGAACTTCTTTGTTAGATACAGGTTACATCTACGCACCGTACGTACCTCTACAATTAACTCCAACAATGTACAATCCATTCAACTTCACTCCAATCAAAGGTATCATGACTAGATACGCTAAGAAAATGGTGAACAACCGTTTCTACGGTAGAATCACAGTTGATGGTGTAAGAACATTTGACTTGAGAGAATTAAGATAATCATTATCTTATATTATACTAAAAAGGGTTCCCAATGGGGACCCTTTTTTTATTTCCAATATATTTATCATTATGATTAAACAGAGTTGGAATATTGACACAGAAGAAGTTAAAAGAATATTAATGATGCATGAGAATGCGACAAAAAATTTATATCTTTTAAATGAACAAGATTCTTTTAAAAAAACAATTACAACAACCGCACAACCTAAAAAAATACCATTAGGTTCTCAAACATTTCCAAGCGGGCAATTTGATTTAAGGT